GTTCATAATGCACTCGCATATCTTCTACGATTCAGCGGATCTTTTGCCCCAGTTAAAATCGTGTCTTCTCGTCCATATCTGTTCAACATCAGTCTTCTGATTCTGCGGAGTCTTTCCTCCTCCGTCAGTTTATCGGCCTTGGTGGTACTTGTTTCAATATCCGCAAAAGGATCATCGTTTCCTGTGAAACCCTTAGCATCCAGATTTGCCGATGGCATTGGAGTTGTTGTCGAAGAATATGTGTCTTCATCCTTGTCCAAGGACTGATCAAACTTCTGTGCAAAATCAATATTCCAATTGGCATAATCTTCTGGGATCTGCTCAATCCCCTTGACCTCTTTTGCTAAACTGGCTTCTAGTCCCTTGACCTCTTTGTCTACGGTTGCTTCGTATCCCTTGACTTCTGTCTGAATGGAAGACTCTAAGCCTTTGGTTTCTGTGGCAATTGATCCTTCTACCCCTTTGGTGATATTTGATGCTTCCTGTTCTAAAGCAGGGTTGCTTTGACCTCCGGTTAAATAGTCTCCTACAATAATTGCATTCGTTTGCGTGGCACTTGCAGCATCGATCAGTGCCTGTTGTCCTGCTCCTCCAGATTCAATCACCTGAGCTTGAACTGCTGATCCTGCATCAACTACTGCTTCTTGAACGGTAGCGGCATTGACCTTGGTTAAGTCCTGATCCAGATTCGGGGTAGGGATGTTGATACTCGGTGTGGAGATATTGATGCTTGGGCTACCCTTGCCACCGGAACTTCCTTGGTATGGGTTTGAATCCTGGCCTGCTACATTAATCGAAGGAGTGACCCCAGTTGCCGGTGTCCCTGTCTTTTCTTGTTCGAAACTTTTGATTGTATTGTAAATCCCCTCGTTATATTCACCTGTCGGTGTGGTCGCTAAATCCCGTAATTGTTGTTCCGTATAATTTTTGCTTGAATCGTAAGTCCTTCCATACCCAACAGGGAAATACTTCGTTGCCATTACGTTGCTCCTATAAAAAATTGTGAACCCACTTGCTGACCCCCTTGGCGTTTCAGAAATTTATTCACTCGTTCAAAATCAGACTCCGGCTTGCGGAAAGTTCCATAGAAAAACGGTAGTTTCACTGACTGTGCTACGGACTTTGCTACTTTGTAGAGTTCAAAGGCTGTTCTCGTTTTTCTGTGCTCCGGATGGACGTAGACATAGTATTCATAAAGAGCAACATCCTTGGTGTACCAGTGGCTTTCGACTCTAAGACCCATGTGTCCCAAGAGTTTTCCCTCTTCGGTCTTCTTCAGAACAATGTGGTGCTGAATACTGTCGGTTAGAAACGAAATACATTTCTCTTCATCCATCTTTCCGAAGGGAGCCATTTCGACATACATGTTCCGGAGATCTGCCATCAAGGCATCTACATCGGCTAGAGTGCATTTTTCAATCATCGGATGGCTGAAGGACTCCGGACGGTAGAAGTCAGAATGCTTTGCTGATAGTTTCTGCGAACTCCCTGTTTCCTCGGATCTCGTTCCACTTCAATCTGTTTCAATAAGGACGGAAGCATCTCGTTGATCTGGTCTAGCTCTGCGCCACTCTGTTGCATCGTGGTCTGGTACTGCTGAAGAGTCGGTTCGTATGCCTTGTAATTGGCCTGGAGACCCTCGTAGGTCGATAACAGTGCGTTGTAAGCATCCAGACGGGCCTGAGTCCTTTCCGCTTGAAAAGCATCGTAGGCACTCCGAACCTGGGGTTCAAAAGCAACTGCTTCATCGTAGGCACTTCGATACTGAGGATAGTCCTGCTGGTACGACTGCTGTGCCGAAAGTCCTTGTTGCCGGACTGTTTCAAAACGTTGTCTCAGTTCCTCCACACGGGAGACGGGGTTGTATCCTCTGGCCATGCTCTCCAATGGTTGAAAGGGTCAAAAGTGCGATCTGACAAAGATCCCTCGGCTACCTCTGCTCTGGGTCTCCAGGTCCGAACTGTTGCATACCGAAGAGATTGAACGGCATAACGGGTGGCGGACATCAGGTCATCATTCTTTCTGACAATCTTTCCGTCCTTGCGGTGATAGATTCTGTATTCCTTGTACCAATCCTGCAAATGATCGAAGACCTTCAACCGTCCTGTTTGAAACCTTGTGATCATTGCCATGATTCCTGGTTCGACAGCAATTCCGCCTTCCGGATTGTGAAAGTGGGAACCCAAGAAATTGACTCCGGCCCTGCGATACTGATCGGCTAAGGCGTGTCCACTGCCCTTGTCATGAATCGAACCGTCATGAGGCCAAGCTACCGGAATCCAGTTCCCTCGGAGTTTGATCGCTTCGGCATGCTGCAACATTGCTGCACCGGACTGACAGTAGCTGTCATAGAGATAAGCCGTGTCCGTGTCACGGTCCCAGGCTACCCAGATTGCTGCAGTCGGATGGTCGAAACCGAAGTCGATTCCACAGATCCTCGGCCAGTGTTCCGGAATTTCAAAGGCTCTGACTGAAAAGGATTCCTCTGCAATCGGAAAGACTTGTCCGCTTCCAAGTACCGGAATTCCCTTGGATCTCATTTGACGCTCATGCAACGGTAACGCTGAGAGAATCTCCTGTTTTACATCCTCAGATAGATGCGGAGCATCGTCCCAGGAAGCGGTCACCAGTTGCTGCGAAGGCTTTCGATCATTCAAAAAATTCTGAACTACTCCGGTAACTCCCCGTTCCGGTGTGAACGTCAGATAGACCGGACCTCCGTTCTTCAGTGATGCACGAAGTGATTGAGAGTAAATGTCCTGTGGTGGTTCCTCGTCCATCCAAACTACGTCTACGGCTACTCCCATCCAGGCAGAAGCACCACTGTCATATGATTTGAACTGGAGTCTGCTCTTTCCATTGACATGTTTGATCAGCACCATCCCGATGCCGTTGGGAACCCCAGGGTTTCTTTCTGTCGATAGAATCAATTCTCTCGGTATCGCTGCCGTTCCCTGTGCATCCGGATCTCCTGGGGTTCCGAGAAGTTCACACTGAACAATGTCTCTCGTTGCATAGTGACTCTGTCCTGCGGCCCAGGCTTGAATCGGTCTGTCGAACCTCCAGCCATCCCACCACTCCGGATACAGTCCCGTTAGATGATACGCCATCTCTGCTGCACCACAGAACGTTTTCCCGACCTTGTTTCCAGCCATCAGACAACGTTGCCGTGCCTGATTCCCAGAATCGTCCCTGCTCCGGTGAAACTCCGCCTGATACCGATACGGTTCGTAAGATAATAGCTTGTTGAACTTCTTGGCTTCCTCGTACTCCTTCCGGAGTTCCAGAGCCTCAACTACTATTTTTTCTTTTTCAAGCATTTACCGGCTGCTCTACATTTACTCGGTGAAGGACAGGTACTACAGACCTTGAAACTCTTCTTTTTCCCGTATTGGTTGGCCATCATTTCTTTTTGCTCCCTGGCATGACAGACCGTTCTGTGTATCCCATTTCCTTATTTGTCAGCAGTGTCGCTTTTCGTACAATCTCACGCCCTCTAGGACTGACAATACTGTATAAAGTGTCCGGCAAGTTTTTGGCGAATTTTTCAAAGTTTTTGTGATAACGATCTTCCCAAGCATCACGTTTTTGTTCTCTCGTCCTTTTGGGTCTGATTGGCATGACTATCTCCTTTTAGATTTGTTTCGTTTGGCAGTCTTTGCTGCTTGTTTAAACGCCTTGTCTGTAGGTGCTCCCTTCTCTCCTTTCTTCCTCATGGGCTTCCCAGATTTTCGTTTCTTGTGAATGTTGTGATAGAGTCCGTGCTTCGATCCCTTGTGCATCGTTGTTCCTTGTTGAATTAAGAACTTCTAACATCCCCACATCTTCCGACTCCAGTAGTTCGCTGAAGTCCGATCCGATTTTCCCTTGATTCCACCACTACGAGCACAGTAGCTTTTCTTCCGATCTGGCTGGTCCTTTTTAATCGACATCTTCGGATCTCCGAAACGGACCTTGATCACATTGCCTTTATCGTTCTTCACGTAGACTGCGAACTTCTTCTTTTCCTTCGGTGTCCGAAACGGTTTGTTCAGACTGACCTTTTTCCCCTGGTACTCTGCCACTCCAGCATCTCCGATAACGTTCACAAAGAATTCGATAACTACAGTCATTACAAAATTTGAAGAGACGCACCTTACAATTCCTTGCTATTGTTTATCGGTTTGCCCATGGACCTCCAACAGATTCGCTCTGCCGAAAAGATGGCTCGACTACCGAGTGCGGACCGTGGTGTCCAACAAAGTCCATGAACGTTTACGTCTCTACAATCTCTGCATCCTCTATCGAGGACAGTCCGAGTAACTTCTCGGCTAACTCGTTGCCTAACTTCTTCCTCGCTTCCTCTTCAATCTCCTTCGGTGACCTCTTGATCACTTCCTGAGTGATGTGCGATTCGGTCTTCGGCTTGAACCCTGCTCGGTCCAATAGGTCTCTGGTTGCATTGAAACGAGTCTTCTCATCTTCTGCAGTGAACGCCAGATCAACCATGTTCTGTAACGCATCCACCGCAATCTCTCCGAGATTCGCTCGGACCTGCAGTTCCACCAGTTCCCCATATTTCCTGTTCATCTCACGGATTGTATTGGCCGGAAGTCCGGACTTGTCCGATAACTTCTTGACTGTCAAACCTGCCGCTTTGCCCTGAGACCAGAGAGCACCCATCGGAGCACACTGAATCTTTCCGAACTTCTCCTTGATCTCAATGTCTCTTTGCTTGACTCGGTGTCTGGGGTCTTTCATGTTTCTCCTTTTGATTAATTTATATCAGTTTTGATCAGACCGTCTAGTAAAAATTCCCCCGTGTGGGGGAAGGGGATGACCTACCACAGACCAAGGGCCGATTTTGTGACCCCCCATACCTTTTGAACCGAGGAGAAAACGAGGACCAAATCGGTGGTTTAATTGCGATTCAGTGTTTTACTATCATCGATATGTTCACTAATTGATGGTATAGAACTCATGGAACAGGAACAGTAGTCAATGAAATCAGTGACTTATAAATTTTGATAAATTATCAGTGATAAAAAACGGAAGCAATCGGGAGGTACTGGGAGGCATCGGGCAAGCTCAAGAGGTCGGATTTTGTTCCGGAAAATTGCTTTATCAAACCTACTTCAAACCTGATTCCCAAACTATCATTCCAACAAATCGTATATGATATACGATATAACCTGAGCAAATGCCTGGACCTTGAGCAAAAGACCAAAAAAAAATGATCAAAAGTGATCAAAAAATACTTGTGTTCCATAATGACACGTTGTAGGATGGTTTTACTGATTCAATTCTGATCAGTGATTATTACCTTATATATACGAGGACAAGATGACCAAGCTCAAAGGCAAAATGATCGACCGAGTTGTAGAAGTACTGACCACTAATGATCCAATACTCGAAAGCCTACGACAAAATGATCAGGACAAGTTGGAGAGAATGATTTCAATGTATTCAGAGAAAAAACTTCTCGCATTGATTCCAGAAAACGAGCGAACCCATTACCAGAAATACATGTAATTCAATCAGCCCAGGCAACTGGGCTTTCTACCTTATTCATACGAGGACAAAATGACGCTAGTAGATCAGATGATTAATGAAGTCGATGTGATTGGTTATGGTTCCAGTTCTGCCAATCCCTATGGAAACGAGAAAATTGTGATTGCTTACAACGGCACAGACTACGAGGAAAGAGCAGACGACCAATGGACAATGATTATCTATAGTTCACCAAGTGAATACGAAATCAGAGGAATAACAGAAGAACTAGCCCGAACACTATTAGACTAAAGAGGAAACAATGGAAGTATACAACAAAAACAAGGGAAGATCAGAAAGAGCAAAACTTATTGAATGTCCAAGATGCAAAGGTTTCGGAGGAACCTTTCAAGACAACGGAGAAAACTGCTCTTTCTGCAATGGGTACGGGAACTTGTGGTGCAGTAATTCTGGCTGGTTACGAGCAAAATATTCCAAACACTCTTTTTTATACTGAGGAACAAATGAGACTTTTTACAGTAGCTATTCAAAGGAAACCGTTTTCCAGGACTACCAGGATCTTAGTTTATGTAAACGAAAACCAAACGATTTGGAAATTCACGTTGTCAAACAAGTTTAGAGAAATCAGATCAATAGTTTATCACGGAACAAATCCAGACGGATTTGCAAAACATCATTTTCCATCTTTTTTCTGAGGAAACCAATGGCAGTAGATCTGACAAAAAGAGAACTAAACGTCTCCCAGGACAAAAAACTGGATATCGTAGCTTTTTTAAAAGTGCTTGCGGAGCACTTGGAAACAGATGACGAGTGGACCTATGCAGGGAAAGTCTTTGCAGTAGAACTAGCAAAGTTCCGAAAGATTCAAAGACTGCAAAGAAACTTATTTGATATTGAAACAGATGACCGAACACCTGATCTATCGGAGGTAATGTGAGCGGATACTACATCTACAAGTTTCGTTTCGGGAAACCTCATATTCTGTGCAGATCCGGATTGACTAAAGAAGAAGCCGTGGCTTTCTGCAAATCGGAGCCGATTCGATACGACAAACAAGGAGAACCCGTTTGGTTCTATGGGTTTTCAGAAACTAAATTAAAAAACTTTAATACATGAGAACCAAATGAGTAAGCAACTAATCAAATTATTGGCAGAAACTGGAAATACGAAACTGGACAAGACCAGGACTGATCAGATCCTGATTGCCGGATTATCCCTAGCTCCTGCCATGGAATCGGGAACTGAGCTTTGTCCTAGTCGATCAGAAGGATGTACTTCGGTCTGCTTGTTTGACCAGGGGAGAGGAAAATTTTCTAACGTGAGGCAAGCAAGGATTAAGAAAGCTCAATTGTTTTTAGAGAACAGAAGACTGTTCTTGAGCACTCTTGAGTCAGAGCTTGATGCCATTGAAAGGAAAGCAGAGAAACAAGGGAAAACTCCTTTTGTTCGTTTAAACGTTCTTTCGGATGTTGCCTGGGAGCTAGTAGCACCTAGTTTATTTAAACGAAAGATCAGGTTCTACGATTACACAAAACGGTTTGATCGAGTGGACCGATATTTAACAGGAAAGTTCCCTTGGAACTACGATTTGATCTTTTCAAGATCAGAGGAAAACGAGAGCTTCTGTTTAGATGTTTTGTCTTCTGGCGGAGTAGTAAACGTAGTTTGGAGAACGAGAGAAAGTATTCCTGATACTTGGTTTGGCTATCACGTGATTAAAGAACAAGACGACACAGACGTTTGGTGGCTAGGAAAAGTCTCACAAGTAGGCGGAGCATTCGCCAAGGGATCTGCAAAACTAGATCAAACTGGTTTTGTCTTATGAGAGTCGTGACCGTTTCCTGGAAAGCAGGGAAATTTATCGTCACTGATCAAAACGTTGTCATATGGTCCGGACCTCCGGAGCTATGGCATTTTCTGCAAAGTGCTATTCATGACGCTGGTATTCGTTTTACTGACCAGGTTGCGATGCAAGAGTATTTGAAACACTATCCCAATTAATCAACAGAACCTCCTTCGGGAGGTTTTTTCATTTGAGGTACTTATGAATGAAGAAAATTTTTCCATTGGTTGTACTGGTGACGTAGTAGCTGGTGATCGAATTTTATTCAAAGAAGCTACTTTCACAGGTTCTTACCACAAGCCAAGATTTGCCGGATACCGTACAATTGCTGCGAAGGTTTTGAAAGATAGCTACGGGAAACAGAGAGCACAGCACACGTTTACTTTGCAAGTGATTGACTCCGAAGGAACAGAACCAATTGAATCAGGCAAGATTATTAAACGAAAGGGAAGGAACGTTTACAAACAAGGGACCAAAAGGGAACCATGGCCTAATGAAGACCAAAGATCTTTTGCCTTAGATGAAAAACATGTCAGAGGATTCAATGCTAAGAACGATATGCTTTTTGATAAATATCTTTGTTACCGTGACTGTTGCCTTGATCCGGAACCTCTTTCGTTTGATGAATGGTTAAACCGATAAACTTTAATCTTTTGAGGAACTATGAGAAATAAAAACTGGAATAAAACAGTATACGGCAAACGAGTTGAAACCCCAGAAAAGGGAATCACGTTGTTTAGGCATAGAGATAAAAAAAAGATAATTAGATCTTTTAGTTATGCAACCGGTGGTTATGGGAATACTGTGACCTTTCCAGATAAAAATGGGAAATTGATTACCATCATTCCGTTAGGACTACCAACTAACGATAATTCAAAAGATCCGCTTGGAATAATTTTAACTGAAAGAGATGCCGAAAGGCTAGGAATTACCATAATAGAAGATTGATCTAATCCTGGGCAAGTTCTCCGGAGCTTGTCCTTTTTTTTGTGCTTTGTTCCTCGAAACTATCATCTATCGATTCTCAGATCTCCCGTCAGTCTGTTTTTCTGTTTCAAGACTAGTCCAGTATACCTTCGGAAAATCTTCTGATCTCAACAGATCTGAACATAATTGTAATTTTGATTGCAATTTGCAGTTTTGAAACCGATTTGACCAGTTCGATCTTGTATTTCGTTTGCATTCGGTTTGATTCTGATCCGCTCAGGACCGCAAAAATTCTCACTTCCGCTCAGGACCGCAAAAATTATGGCTAAAAAACCTTTGATTGCTTCAACCGACTGTCTACAGACCATGACCGATGAAGATTTCTTCGGAGACAAAAGTCCTGGGGAATGGTTACGTGGAATTAGAACAGAACTCGGATTCACGCAGCAGGAACTATCAGACGTACTCGGTTATACCAGAGTAAACATTACCTTGTTTGAATCCGGACAGAACCCTGTTCCACATACAGTGAAGACTACAATGTTGCTCATGAGGATGATGTATCATCAGGGATCTTTGGACATGAGACTTTTTGTTTCTCCTCCGAAACTTCACGATGCTTTGATCCAAGAAGCTACGGCTGATCGACCAAATGTGAGACTGTGATTTTTTTTGATCAAAAGTGATTGACAGAACTCCGGTTTCCATGGTATCTTCCAGATCAGCACGGTTCGGAAAAAAGAACTTTACTTACTGTAGTACTGTATTAGTACTGTATAGAGAGTGAAAATTACCGGAAAAACACGGTAAAATTGCCTTATTGTCATTATCTTTGATGACACTTAATTTGGTCAAATCGCTAGAACCCTGATGTTTACTGGGTTTGCTTATTGTCTTCATGGCATTAACTGTCTAATGACACTAATGACACTTAGCGATATAACCACGGGATGCTCGTTTCCCACCTAAGATCATCGACTCTTCAATCAATCCTGTTTCCAGTAACTGTAGTACCAGTTGCTCCCGATATCCCTTCGGGAGATGTGGTGTTGCTCTCGCAAGGTCTCGGTTACTGATTCCATCCGGTTTCTCAGAGATCTTCTGATAGATCTTGTTGATCCTCTGTTCATGTCTGGTTTCTCCCATTTCACCGGATGCTCGTTGACTTGCATTCCGACACAGATAGTTCGTTAGTTCCACGGACCACTGCATGTGCTCTTCGGTGACATTCGGTAGTTGATACTGATACCCACTGATAGCGACCAGAAGTGCCGCTTTGCGACACATATCGTTTGCTCTCTTCCAGAGGTCTCTAGCCTTGTTTACCGGATTCTGTGATTCTTCCTTCCAATGCTTCTGTGCTTCCCGTAACACCTCGTTTGCTGCTTCTGTAGCCGTAATCACCTGGGGCATTGGAATCGTAGCATCTTCTCCCATCGAAACCCTCGGCAGAGAATAAAGTCTCTTCAGTTGTTGTACCATCGATTGATTCAAAACAGGTTCCAGTACGTTCTGCTCTTCCGGTGATTCCTCTCGGTTTTCAAAGATCCAGAATCGATTCAGAAATCCATTTGATATCAGATCCCCGTTCATTAGCGGCCAGAACTGTTCTGGAGTCGATGTCCCATAGATCGTTACATGAGGCTGATGAATCACTTTCCGTCCTCCATCCGTCTTTGTCCAACCGCTTCTGTACGTTCCGTCAGAAAGGCCATAAAGTTTCATCAATAGTTCCAGAATTCCAACGAGATACGGAGAACTACTACTCAACTGAGTTCGTTTCAGAAACTTTCCGAATTCATCTAACAGAAAAAGTAATTGTGGCTGATTCGATAACTGATCGACTACTCCGGCATCACTACTGATTTCATCTCCAGCAATCACCGAATCTGCTCCAGCAGCAACGAGATATCTATCGATCATTCTCCGACCATGTTCCTTTCCGGCAGCAGTCGGTGCTACAGACAAACAATAGATATTTGCTCTCATGCCGGACTGTGACTTGATTCGTTGTCCGACTAAAGAACTGATGATTACCGAAGCTGCAGAGATCGATAACAACTTCTGTCGTTTGTAGCCACTGTCACAGATCATTTCAGCGAGTTCTCCCAAAAATCCTGGAGGATAGTCCAGTTCTGGAACCACTACTTCCACTTCTGCTGGAAATATTTCCTCTTCTACTTCTGGTCTCTGAATTCCCTGTCTCTTTAGAAATTCGATTGCTCTTTGATCTCGGAGATCGTTACTCGACATCGTGCCTTCCCTTTGTCCATGGGTTTTCGGATTACTTCCAGTTCATCGATCTGACTATCGTTGACAAACAGATGTCCCTCCAGAACATCCAAAATCGCTTTGACTCGGTTATCGATATCAAATGACCTACGATCACCAGGAATCAGTTCTATGTGGATTCTGAGACGTTCTGTGGGGAAGGACGGGAGATTGAGATAAACCGCTTTCATCTCGATGAGAACTCGTTCCATTGAGTCCTTAAACTCCCGTCCTTTTTTTGACAGATAAACCGATCTACTACGGAAGGAACTCCGGTAGTAGGTGTTTACCGAGGGAGGAAAAGGTAGTTCAAAACTCAGGTTCATCGTCATCAGTATCCATCACCGGAACCTGTGACAGTTTCTCCTTGTATTTGAGCACTTCGATGAATCCGTTCTGGTTCAATCCGAGTTCGACTGCTACGGTTCTGTTCAATAGATCATCCGTATTACTGAACGATCCTTGCAGACCACTACAACGGGCTAGTCTTCCCAGTTTCTTCTGAGCACTCTGACGAGTGGTTTCAGATGCATGCCCGATGTTGAAATTGTCCCAGACATGTCCATGATCGTTCGCTAACTTCATGTTCAGCATCCAGCCACCGGACTTCGTTGGTTTGCTACCGATGTATTGAATCTCGACCATATGCTCTCCAGGGGGCAACGGAGAGGTCTGAATCATTTCTTTCGGGTATTCGATTTCAATTGAAAATCCTAAGTCCATAGATTTCTCCTAATAACCTTGTTGTGAAATCAAATCGTCAACCTCAATGGAATCTTGAGGCACGTTTGCAACCAAGTACCAATCATCTGGTTTTTGTGCTGGCAACCCAACACTATCACCATGTTGATATTCGCTCGTCCACCAGAGAGTACCGTCATCACATAAAGCAAAGACTGATAAGCACTCTTGATGACCACTCTGGTGGTTCGTACTGATCTGTACGATCTTTCTCATTGATCTCCTAGAAATGGCTGAACACTTTGGTCCAGAAGTTAATGGAATTGATGATTGCTGGAGTCAGTAGCAAAAAAGCTAGTGAGGCCAACGTGAGGAAAACAGAAAATCGAAGTGTTGCATCCATTGCTACTCCATGTGTGGGAGACAGGGTCATCGTAGAGAAATGCGGAACTCTCGTATTGATTAACCAGTAATGAATTCGGGCCATTTATTTAGGGAGGAAGGCCCACTGGCTATACCCTGTCTGATTAGTCTGCTAAGTTTCGTTCTTGGTCCCAGGTGTTAAAGGCAATGACATAACGTTCTGCAGCTTCCACTAGATCAGCCGGAACCGAGTCCCTTCTGTCTTCCTGGAGTAATCGCAGATACACCTGCCAAGTCATCACCGTATAAAGATTCTGAATCTCCTGGAGAGAGACTCCGACTTTTCTTTCCATGATCATGTCTTCTAAATATCCTTCGATCATTTGATCCTCCGAACTGCTTCATTTCTGTGTTCCCAGAGAAGTCTCATTGCTTCTTCTTCTGTTTCGATCTTGTCTCCCAATTTAATACCCGTAGAAGGCTCTTCTCCATTAATCGAAACAAACCACTTCCTTCCGTATCCTTGGATCGCAGAACCAATGCTGTCTGGGCAATCTACTGAAAAAAGACTATGTTGGGTTCGACCACTGTTGTAGACCAGTGTCTTCATGTAGTAATCGTCATCTGCATAGTGCGGAAAATAAGACATGTGGTTCTTCTTCATCGTTTCACTCCATTTCTCGGCATCGGAGGACCGGCACTGATTGGCATAGAAGCATTCCCATCGTCATCCATGTCTCCAGCTAGACCCAGAATGCTCTGGTAGCAGTATCTTCGGGCATACGTAATTGCTGAACCGTCTCCCTGGGGATCATCCTTGTGAGTCGGTAACGAATACTCTGATACGATCCATTGACCTGATGAATGAGACAGTCTGGAGACTAATTTAGAACTCGTTGGATGCTGCTGAAGAGACAGCCCATGTTTAGCGAGTACCGGAGTTGCTGCTTTTAAAAGTGCGGACAGAGAAGTAAAACTGTTTCTGAAATGGGGATTGGTTCCGTCTTTTTCTACGAGAGCACTCATCTCTTCTTTGACCTTGGCTAGTGCCTTGTCGAGTTCCTGGGTATCCAGTGAAGTCGTTAATTCTTCTGTGATCTTCAAAATGTTTTCACTCATATCTTTCCTTGAGAAGTCGGTGACAGAAAAGGAGAACGGAATTCGCTAGACGATAGTTTTTTAAATGAATTTGACTTTGTGCGATCTGGAAGGCTTCCAGTAGTTCTTCATCGTCCCAATCTACTTCCATCTTCTCCGGTATTAACGAGAGATCAGAGGCTTTGAGTGTCTCCATGACCATTTCCTCCATATAGTTCGGTCCTTTCATCAGTGATTTTGCTTTATCCAGGGTCATCATTACTGCTCCATCGTAATAGGTGAGTGACAGAAACCGACTGATAGCTTCGTAATCTTTCCTCCTTTCTTCAGATAGTTTTGAATTTGATCCTTAAAATCCGAGGACTCTACGGAAGAGTCTGTCGGTTCCAGATCGATGAAATGTCTTTTCTGTAAACGGGTCCAAGGGCTGCTAAAGAAGTCATTGCTCTCCGGTTCAAAGATGATGTCGGATTCCGGAGCATTGAAGAGTTTCCTCTGGTTACGAATGTTCTCCACATCCTTGAAGCATCGATCACACAGATAACTCCGTGACTTCGGAGACAGTAGTTTCTGGTTACACCGAGTACACTCCCTGTTCTTTGTCATGTTCTTCTTCATGAACTCAGCGTACTTTTTCGACTTTCGTGCAGAGATTCCTTTCTCTTTACATTTGCGAGAACAATAGATCTGAGCCGGATTCTTCCGAACAAAGGTGAAACTGCATTCCTTGTAGCCACAGGGCATCGTGGGCCACTGTTTCTGATTCTGCTCAGTCTGTTGTCGGATTCTGCACAGTTCGCTACAGAACTTGTGTGCTCTGCTTCTCGGAACGAATTTGTTATTGCACTGGACACATTTGACTTTTTCTCGGACCTTGAACTCCTCGGCTCTTTTCTTTTTCAGTTCTACATTCCGATCTTTTGAATTCAGTTTCTTAGCGACTCCCTGACAGACATGAGAGCAGTACTTGTTCTGTGAGGAACGTGCTTCAAATTCCTTGTTACAGATCAAACAGTTCTTCTTGTACGTCTGACAGCTATACCGTGATCGACTGAGACATCGGCTGTTGCAGAACTTCCGGTGATTGTTCCCTCCGGTCTCAAATTCTCTCTTACAAAATTGACAAATTTTGATCATGACAACTCCATTACGTCCTCATGGTAACCCTGGCTATAGATCTCTCCAGAGAGATACTGTTTGTATAATTCGACTGCTTGATTGATCTTGAATTCTGCGTTGTGCATCAGTTCATCGGATAGTTTGTACAGAGCTACGTTGTAGGGTGCTGTGTTTTCGACAACTAAAAATAAAAACTCTGGATAGTGACCGGAAACAGATTGATAGGCTCTTCGATACCAGTTTGCCTGGATGTCGTATTGATACCGTGTGACTGCTTTTTTGAATCCGTAGGGTGAAGCATCCTGAGCACTTTTCAGATCCACAACGAGATGCTGTCCCTCGTCACTGTAATCAAGTCTCGCTTTTGCTCGGATACCGTTTTCTTCCCAGGTGATCACCTGTTCTACTTCTGCATTCGGAATAATTCTCCAGAACTCAGGATGTCTGAAAACAGACTCGGTCATCAGAACCACGTCTTCGTAATCTTCCTTCTTCAAAACAGTCCTCTTTTCTTCTGCTACAAACTGATCGTATTCCTCCCGTCCTGCCTTGGTTCTCCTGTCCACATTGGGCGCTATCACGTACTTGTCACCGAAAGATTTACCAGCTAACCGAAGTTCAATGGAATCGTGGATCGCTACTCCCTTTGCCATCGCTGGAGACGGATCTGACGGAGTAGAGAGGTAATGGTTCAGAGACTTGTTCAGTCTCTTGATCAAAGACGCATTCAGTCCATCTAGTTCACAGTATTCTTCAAAGGACATCCGAGAGGATCTCGGTTTGATCTTTGTGTTCCGGAGGATTTCTGCAGTGGGGATTAAATGGGGGGATCTATCGTGAGTCTGGATACTCTTGATTTGACCATTACTGATCATTCTCCGGATCTGATCGACACTGACCCCAAGAGCCTTTGCGGCCTGAGTGGTGTTTAAAAGGTTGGTATCTTGCATTTCACTCCATGTTATAACCGTTAACGATCAACTGTTTGATTACGGTGATCAGGTTTTCTCACACATTCAGAGAGGATGCAACAATAAAATGATCAGTTCATTAGAAAAATTAAGAAACTGGCAACAACAGGGAGGTTATAGTCAGCAACAAATTGCAGATTCTATTGGATGGGACAGGTCAAAGGTCAGCAGGGTTCTTCAAGGAAAACAGCATGATAGCTTGTTGTACATGGGAGCACAGATCGCTAAAGCCTTTGATTTGGAAGAAGACTGGTTGATCGAAAAAAGTGATCAGGAATCAATCAGAGATGACAACTATCGGCTGATCCGAAAGTTCGATACCGAAGCTAGTGGAGGAGCAGGAACGCTGACTACCGATGAAAACGGAGAAACGATCTCTGTGATTACGGAGTGGCTACCGAAGCTACCAGATCAGAACTTAGCCTTCATTACCGTAGTCGGTGACAGCATGAGTCCTTTGATGGGTTCCGGAGATACGATTCTCGTTCATATGAACAGTGGCTTTCTCGGTGACGGAGTCTATGTTCTGAGACTTTGGGAATCACTACATGTCAAACGAGTGCAACGGGTAGCTCAGGATGAATACCGGATTGTTTCTGATAATCCGATCTACAAAGATCTCACGATTACGGCTGATGATAGTGACGGGTTCATTATTGTTGGAAGAGTAGTCAGATTGGTGAAAG